GAGTTAAAACCTGCTTATCTTGAAGCTTTAGTAAAAGCTATCAGTTTTGATCTACCGTCAAGCGTAGTTGACCAAGAGGTAAATGTTGCACTAAACAACGAAATAAGAGCTATGAGTGAAGAGGCTCTAAACAAATATAAAAAACGGTTTGAAATGTCTATAAAAAACGGTTTGAAATGTCCGAAAAGAAACCTTAAAGTATAAAACCCCTTATAATCGCTATTCTATAACACTACAAAACACTCAAAACAATACAAACTTAAGCCTAAAACATATCTAAGCCCATACTAAGACACAACCTAAGCCCATTTAAAAATACTATTTTATGGTGTTTCTATTGATTAGCTTGATAACTAAGCCCAACATAAACCTTAAACTTAAAAAAATAAAGTAGGATTAGATTTTAAACTATAATAAATTTAAAGGGCTTTTAAAGAGTGTTTAAATGTGTTTTAAATTCAATTTGAAGATTTTCTTTTCTTTCTATATTCCCAAGGGGCTAATGGTTCTTTTGCAATCCATAAACCTTTCTTTAAATCTCTTGCTTTTTGCTCTTCTTGATAATATATTTGATTGCTAGAATATTGTTTATATACCCATGCATAACCGTCTTTTATTTGCTGTAGGTTTACATCCATATTATTTAAATATATAGTTCCTAGTATTCTGCTGTATTTATCCATGTTTGTATATTTTACAGTTACAGTTTTTCCAGCAATGTATTTTGATAAATTTTCTTTTGATTTATTTCCAAATGGTTGGCTCTTTTCAGGAGCATCTATATCAAGTAATCTTATCTTATGAGTTACTTTGTCTTGAGTTAAAAGTTTTATTGTATCTCCATCTGATACAGCAATTACTTTTCCTTTTAGTTCTAGTGCATTTAAGTAGCTAGATAGAAGTAAAAATAAAAGGATTATTTGCATACATTTTCGCATGGTTTACCATCTCCATCTTTGTCAAGTTTTTTTAAACCACACTCTTTGAGATAAAACATAGCCTCTTCACAGCTTGTCATTTGTTTACAATATCTCTTTTCTTTACACTTTGCTATTTTATTTTTTGTTGTGTTGTTGGTGTTGTTTGTGTTGCTGTTTGAAAGCAAAAGAGTACCCAAAAAAAATGAGATAAAAATAAATAGTTTTTTCATGTCTTACCTTAGTATAATTTTATTTTGCTTTTTACAATTCCTAAGATTTGAAAAGAATTTAATTTATCCTCTGAATCTATGTTGATACAAGGATACTCAGGATTATCGCTTTCTAGTTTTATCCATTTTTCAAAAGGGATTTTGTAGTACCTTTTGACATAAAGCTCTCCATCTATATTTGCTATTATGGTATCACCATTTTTTACAGGGGTGTCTTTTTGAACAAAGATATATTCACCATCTTTGATGTAAGGAAGCATACTATCTCCAATAACTCTTATAATATCAAGATTGTTGAAATTAGTTATATTAAAAATTTCTCTTAGAAATTCTTTATCAAAAGTCATTTTAGATGGTCTTATTTCTGAATTATTTGTACCATAACCAGCTGATGCATATACATCTTTGTATAAATTTACAGTTATTTGACTTATTTCGTCTTTTTCAGTAAAGTTTTTTGACTTTATAATTTCATATTTATTTATTGCAGCTTGAGTAATGCCTCTTGTTCTCCAAGTTGAAGCGGTAGTCTTGCTATAGCCCAATTTAAGGGCTACATCTTCCAAAGATGAGACTTTGAAATAATCTTTCATATCTTCATATATTTCTTTATTATCCATAGTTACCTACCTTTTTGTAGTCATAAAGCTTGACAATTAAGTCAAAAGACTATATAATTACTTTGTTTCTTACATATTATACCTTGAAATGATGAAAAAAGTCATTATAAGAGTAAGAAAAAGTTATTTTAAAACTTATTGTTAAGGGGATAAATTTACTTTTAGGAGAAATTTATGAGAGCAGATTATAGCAACGGTTATTACTATGTAAGTAGTGATAGTGACAGTTTAGCAGGTGAAGAAAGCAGTATTTTAAGGGTTGAAGCTAAAGAGTTTGAGAGTTTTATTGATAACTTTATTTTGGCAAGAGCTTTAAATAATGCTATGGGTGTGAATATCAGAGAAGCTGTAATTAAAGCTTTAGATTCCAATGAAAAGAAAGTAAAAAGATTTGAGGATACCCATGAAGCTTTCAAGAAAAATAAAATCTTATTTACAGACCAAAGTAGTAAAAGCGATTCTTTTTCTATGGCTCGTGAGGTATCCGATTTACTTGATGATAACACAAGAGGTCTCGAAGAGCATAAGGCTAGAAACAAGACTTATACAGTGCTTATGATGGTTTTCCATCACTATGGTTTTTCTGTTCAAGGCTAAGTTTATTTAGAGTTTTTTCATAAACTCTTACTACTTGCTCTATCAAAGAATCTTCATTTGTTTTCTTTTGTCCTATTGATGCAAAAATTGTTTTTGTCATCTCTAGGGCTATTTGTTCTTTAGTCATTGGTAAGTCCTTTTTTATGGTTTTTTGTGAGAGATTAATTATATCAAAGGCTTTACCAATATCCCCTTATCAATAAGTTCAATAACTTAGATTAAAAAATTCAAAAAAGGGGTTTTTATGATTGAAAATGATTTGTCAATTACTGAAAAAATAAAAGAAGATTACGGAACTGTTACATTTTTTTGCAAAAAACATAAATTAAATATACACACATTTAGACAAGTTATTTATGGTTATGGAACAAGTAAAAAAATTACTGATTTGTTAAAAAAACATAAATATATAAAAAACGCTAATGAACTAAAAAAGGCTTCATGATGAAAAAATATTTAGAAGAAAGATTAAGATGTGCAAGAGCAATGTATATCACACATAAAAGACATAATCATGGTGATTATAGATTGCAATGTATAGAGTTTTGGGGTAACCAATGTAGAAAATTAAAACAAGAATTAGTGAGTCTGTAGTGAATAGTAAAGAATTAGCTAGTTTAGTTGGTTGTGGTTTAACTACAATTAAACGATACACGCTTAAAGCCCTTGAAAATAACTTAAAAGTTATCGAAATTAAGGGCTTAAGCTTTACTTTTGAACTTGTATCTAATCGTTATGGAAAAAGCTATGTGTATGAAACACTAGCAACACCTACAACACGAAAAAAAGAGAATAGAGTTCATGCTATAAAAGTGGAAGATTTAGAAAAAATCAACCACATAGATATTAGAGCTACTAAAATTAGTGCTGATAATAAACTTTTAATTGTGACTTTAATTAGAGATATAAACTGCTCTATTGAAGCTATTGTTAAGAGTTTATGCCTTGAATATGGGCATATTGCAGATAAAAAAGAGACTGCATCACTTCTTAAAAAAATTCAAAGATGGTGTGAAGCATTTAAAACGGGTGGTAAAAAAGCACTTGAAGACAGTCGTGGTGCTAAAAAAGGTGAGTTTAAAAAGATTGATGAAGAGATTTTAAGACAAGCAATTTTTAGCGCAAAAGCATTAGCAAATCGTGATGGATTTGAAAAAGTTCATATCGTATATTCTCATTACTACAGTAAAAAACATGGAGTTATTTGTACTAATCCTAGTGATGTAATAGCTTATAGCTCAATCGTAAGTGCGGTTAAAACTCTGTTTAAAAAAGATTCAATCCTAAAAGATTTCATGACTAAAGGTTGGGATGGATTACTACAAGCTTATCCAGTTGGAAAAAGAGATATTGCATATCCAAATCAAGAGTGGCAAGTTGATGCTACAAAAGCTGATTTTATGGTTAGAAAAGCTGATGGAACAATAGGAAGATTAAACTATACAGTTGTTATGGATACACATACAGGTGCTTATGTTGGTAGCTTAACTGAGACTATCAACTCTTATGACCAAACTAAAGTACTGTATGAAGCTATTTGTAAAATGGGATTACCTGAAGTAATTAGAATGGATAACGGTAGAGATTATACATCTAATCATTATCAAGAATTTACGGGGATTATTCAAGCTGGTGTGGTGTTTGCAGATGTTGGTCAAGGAAGACAAAAAGGTAAAGTTGAGAGAAATTTTGGAGTTATTCAAAATAGATTAGCATTGCTTCCTGGATACATTGGAAATAATGTAGCTAAAAGAACTGCAATAGAAAATCAAACAGCGAGTAAAATCGATGTAAGAACTTCAAAAGCTACAAGAATCAAAGAGCATAGACTATTAACTGAGGAAGAACTAAGAACTTTATTAGAAATTGAAGCTGCAAAACAAAGCAAATCTTATTCTATGCATAGTAACTCTTTATTGTCTGATTTAGAGCTTGAAAAACTTAGAAAAAATCTTGGGAAAACAGCAATTAGAACTGTTAGTGAAAGTGGAATTAATTACAACAATACAATATTTACAGGTTCAGCTCTTTGGACTTATGGACTTAAAAAAGGTGACAAAGTTGTTGTTTCTGAAAATATTGATGATGTTAATTGTTTATTTGTTCACTTTAATGATGAATTTGTTGGGGAAATTTATAACAAAAATGATGATAGATGTATGAGTATAGATGACTATAAAAAATCTAAAAAAGCATATATTAAAAACCATATTGCACCTATAACTAAGGAGATTTTAGAAGCACAAAGAAAAATGGAAGAGTTCCAGGATGAATTGGTACAAGCAACATTAGGAGAAGCACCACAATATTTACAAAAACCGTTGTCTCCTAAAACAATTAAAAGTAAAAAAACTTCTAATGTTGCTTCTACGAGTTCATCAATCACAAGTGAGTGGAATGATGATACTTATGACTTTTTCAAAGATGTAATTTAATTAGGAGAACAACATGATTGCAAAAACAAGAGAATTTATCACAAAAAATGGGATTACTCAAAGTATGTTAGCTAGAAGTATTGGTGTAAGTGCTGCACAAATTAGTCAATACTTAAAAGATGAATATAAAGGTGATGTAGCTGGTTTAGAAACAAAACTAAATGACTTTATGGCTAATTATACTGTTAGAAATGACATTTTAGCTACAAAAGTTACACCTACAAGAGATATGGAAATGGTTCATTTTACTATAAATGAAGCAATTATAGGAAGAGATTTAGCAGTAATCTATGGTGAAGCTGGAAGCGGAAAAACTACAGCTGTAAAAGAGTTTATAAAATCTAATCCTACAGCTGTATTCGTTGAAGCTATTCCAGGAATGGGTATATCATCTGTTTTAAGTGAAATTTCTATAGCAATTGGTTTACAACCATCTAAAAACAGTGAGTCAATGATAAGAGCTATTGCAAAAGAATTTAAAAGAAGAGAAGCAGTTCTAATCATAGATGAAGCTGAGAACTTAACAACTAAAACGCTTGAAGCAATAAGAAGAATTTGGGATTTTAGTGAAGTACCTACGGTATTGGTTGGTACTTTTGCATTAATTAACAACTTAAAAGGTAGAAATGGTGAGCTATTACAGCTTTATTCAAGAGTTTCAAGCACTTGGAAATTCAGAGGTCTAAGTGAAGATGATTTAAAAGCTTTATTTGGTGATGTTTGGGAGCATATCGCAAAAATCACTACACACTTAAGAAGAGCAATGAATATCTACAAAAAAGCTACAAGATTCGCAAAGCTAAAAAATGAACAATTGAACGCTTCACATATCCAACAAGCTTCATCAATGATGATATTAGGATAGATTGTTGCTAGTATCCCCATGATGGGGATATTATGGAGCAATCCAAAAATATAAAAAAGAGGAGTTTTTATGGCTAGTACACATAAAAAAATAGCTTTAAGCGTTGCAGCATCTCAAGAGATTGAAAGGCTTGAAAAACAAAAAGCAAAAATCAAAGCAAAAATCAAAGAACTAAAAGGAGCTAAAAAATGAGTACAACTAAAGATATAAAAATTGGTATAAAAATTGGTAAAAAAATAATTGATACTAAAAAAGACAAAGCATTGAATGACGCTCTTGAATGTTTTGTAGAAGTTAAAAGAGAAATTGATTATCTAAATGAAAAATTAAAAGCTTCAAAAGAAGTAATTTCAGCAAAATCAAAAGACATCCTTAAAAACATGGATGAAACAACTGTAACTTTAATAACTGGTGACATAAATGTAAAAGTTTCATTTGGTTGGGATATTAATATAAGTGATGAAGCAACACTAACAGAGCTTTTGGGTGATAGATTTGATGATTTGGTTACTACAAAAGTATCTTATACTCCAACTGCAAAACTAAAAGAAATGAGTTTAGTTGATGATGGTTTGAAAAAATGTTTAACAATTAAAGAAAAAGCTCCGACTGTAGCTATTTCAAAATAATGAAAAGAATAGAGTTGAAAATTAGCGTAGAGGCAAGATGTGAAAATTGCCTTTACTCTTATGTTGAAGAGAGAGTGAACGAATATAGATGTAGCAAATCTTTGCCACATAAAGAGGTTGAAGAGGATTATGATTGTAGTTCTTGGAAAATAAATCCTGCTGAAGGCTTTGAGTATTTGGCTTGGTCTGATGTAAAACTTGTAAAATAGTAGATTTATCAAGCCCCTAGCGAGGGGCTTTATTAAATTTACAAAAGGAAAGAAATTGGAAGAAAGAATCAAAAAAGCCCATGAAAGATTAAAAGAATTCGAAATATTTAGCGATGATTTCGAAACATTTAAAAATTTCTTTTATGAAAATTTAAAACAAGATAAAAAAGATGAGGCTATAGAGCTATTGCTTATGGTTGTTTTTAGTCTTTTTAAATCTCAAGGTGAAAAGTTCAATATTCTTTTAGGAACTGCTGATAAAGAAACTAAAGAAAAACTTATCAAATGGTTAGATGATAGTATAAAAAAGGCTGTTAAATAATGACTCAAAAACAAAAAAATTATAAAAATGCACTTTTACAACAGTTGCATACTTCTTTAAGATATGTAAATCTTTACAAAAATGATGATGAACTTTACAGAGAGTTCTTGTTTGAGAATTTTGGAGTAAAAAGCTCTAAAGATTTAGATATTGAAGCTTTAAAAAATCTAGTTGCATACATGAATTTTAAAGCTCCTTTGGTGAAAGCTAAAAAAAGCTTTGCAGCAACTACAAATCAAACAGATTATATTTTAACTTTATGGGAAAAAAACAGCCTTAAAAAAGATGTTTTTTCTCTTTTTGCTTTTGCTAAAAAAATCATCAAAAAAGACCTAGTTACTCTTGACGAACTTAGTAAAAATGAAGCAAAAGCGCTTATTAATGCAGTAGGAAATATAAAGCCACCAAAAGTTGTAAACAATACTAATCATAAAGGAAGTAAATGAAAAAATTTGATTTTTTAAAAGAAAAAACTATAGTAGATTTATCAAATTATGGAGTAAGAAGCCACATTATTGAAAACTTTTTACTTGAAAAATCTATAAATATAATTTATGGACCAGCTGGTCTTGGAAAAACTTGGCTTTTATTTGCAGTTTCTAAATTTTGTATAAACAAAGGTTATGAAGTTGTATATTTAGATAGTGACAATGGTATTGATACTGTAAAAGATAGAAAATATGATTTACACATCAAAGAAATGGGTGATAAGATGCATTATATAAATGGTGATTTATTAGATAGTAAAGAAGAAATGAATCAAATTCTTTTAGATATTGAAAAAAACTCTATTTTAGGATATGAAAAATCTATCTTTATACTTGATTCTTTAGCATTTTTCTTAAATAACAATCTTTATGATGAAGCTAAGATTGATAGAATTACATCTTTTGCAAAGAAAATAAGAAGAGCTGGTGGAACAGTTTTATTTATAAGTCATTCTACTAAAGATGGTAAATCTATGAAAGGTGGTGGAAGTTTAATTAATGCTTTAGATGAAGTTTTTGAAGCTACTAAAAATCATGATGAAGACGGTGTTTTGCAATTTTTACTAACACCTACAAAGTATAGAATGGATGTAAAATTAAGCGCTTTTGTAGTAAATACAAAAAATTTAAGTATTGAAAGTGTTGATGCAAGTTTAGCAACTATTGATTCAAATGCTCAAGCTTTTATAGATTCTGTTTTAGCTGCTTTAAGTGTTGAAAAATTAAGCCAAAATAAACTACTTGAAAGTTTAGGTTATAACAAATCAGATAAAGCAAAAATTAGATTATTAAATTGTTATGTTGGTAAATTTTGGAGCTGTAGTATAGGTGAAAATAGAGCTAAAATATACGAAGCAATCGAAACACAAACAACACCGACAACACAAGGAAATTAATATGTTTTGCCCTAAGTGCGCGAGCGAAAAAACAAAAGTGTACGGTACACGAAAAGGGCTTACAAACATAAGATTTAGAGAGTGCATGGAATGCAAATACAAATTTATGACTAAGGAAGTTTTATCAGAAGACCTACTTAGTCACGATTACAATAACTATCTACAAGAAATAGGTGAAATAACACCAGGTGAAAGAGAAAGAGTTCAAAGCGAAAAGTAAATTAATCCAATTTCTTTTCAAGCTCTTTTATTAACATATCTTCAATTGCATTTTTTAAATTATCTTCTAAATACCCATCATCATCTATTGGTAAAAATTTTCTAGCCTTAACTCTTTTAGTACCCCATTGATGAGCAGCTCCATAGGGATAACCTTTTTTTGACTTTGTATTTCCTGTAATTTCAACTTGACTACTTGAAGCTTTAATATTCCATTTATCTTCTAAGTCACCACTAAGTCTTAATATTCTACCTTTTCCTTTTTTTGCTTTTTCGGTTTTTTTAGATAAGCCTTCCCATTTATCACCAAATGGGCTTTTTTGATTTTCAAATGATTCCATAGCTACATTATAAACCATATTTCCAACGGTGTTCATGATTTTTTTCATATTGTTTGGTGATGCGAAATCTTGAAGATTTTCTAAGGTTTGTTTTGCCTCTTCTAAGCCTTTTATTTCAATAGACATCTTTAGCCTTTTGTCGATAAATTCTTAAGCTCTTTTTCATAATCTTTTACAGATTGTAATTTAATCAACTCTATTTCATTGCTGTTTGTAATATTTTTAAGAGATATTTTATAGTTCTTTCCTAGTTTTTTTAATAGTATAAATGCATTCTCATTATCTAAAAATACTTTTTTATCACCCTTTAACATTTCAGGAACCAAAGAATATTCAAAAGCTGTTATCTCTTTGTTTGCTATATCTTGAACTGTATTGCTATTTAATAATACTTTTTTATTTGCTCCGAATAAATCACTATTTGAAATCTCAATCTTTTTTGTGTTTTTTGCTACAAAAAGATTTTTTATATTTTTATAAAGCTTATCATTTTGTTTAAGATAGTTTAAACTATCTTTTAACTCTTGTTTAATAGCTTTTGAAATAGGTCCTTTTGAGTTATTTACTTTATCTTTATAAATCTCTTTGATGTTATCTTTCTTTCCTGGATTATATGCCCAGTCTTTTTCTGCAATACTAGGTGGCGCAATATTAGATGGAGTTAAACCTCTTGCTTTTAGCTCTGCAAGTGTATAAACTCTTATTTTACATCTGCATCTCCAACCATTTGGAGTATAATTTTCATCCCAAAACGGGTGGTCTTTTCTTAATATTGTACCATGTAGTTTTCTATGTCCTGGTCTTGTGTCACTATCCATGATAGCGCTATAATAAAAGTACTCTCCTAAACTATCCATTTGGTTTTGGTATCTGCCTCTATTATATGCTACTCTCATGTTTGTATCAAAGATATTTTTTAATCTCACACTACCTACATATATATTCTTAATTTCTTTGGTTTTAGGGTTAATTGCTTCAACTTCTCCCCACCAACCTTTCTTTTGTAAAGTAGGTTTTATCTCTTCTTGCCATTGTTTGTATGGTTTTCCCTCATCCATTGCAGCCTTAAGACTATCTTGAATATCGCTTAGTAAGTCAAGCTTTGTAATCTTTGCAACAGTGAAAGCCCTATGGTGTGCATTATGCATAATTTCATCGTAGTCAAAATGCAACTCAGGTTTTTTATCTTTAAGATAATCAACTAGCTCGGTTGGGCTTTTTGCAAAATCATAATATATCACTTTGTTAAGCCTTTTGCTTTTTCAAAAGTTCGCATTCCTGCAACACCTAGCATTGCTAAAATAATATTAAATAAAAAATCTCCATCCAATGATGGTGGCGGTGTTACTTGCCAAAATATTTGATTTAACCATAACAAAATTGGATATAAAATAAAGCTGTAAACCAAAGCAAAACCACCAACCCAACCAATAAAAGGTCGCCAACCTGCTACAAAAGTACTTCTATGACCAGCTTCAGCTATATTAGTATCATGTACACGATTTAATGTTCCTGCATCTATTTGTTTTTCAGCAAGTCTAATATTCTCTTTTTGAATTTCTATATCTAGTCTTTCTTTGTCGCTTGTAAAAAGACTATCCGCCACTTTTCCTACAGATTCAATAATAGAACCAATACCTAAAATATTCATCTTTCTTATCCTTTCATTACTATGTTTAATACTGAAGCAAAAACAGCAGTTAAGACAATCCAATTAAGTCTGCTTAATGTTGCTTCTATTTTGCTAATTCTTTTTTCTATTTCTTTTTGTTGAACTTCGCTTTTTACCAGTTCCTCTAAAATATCAGTTGTACGCTCGAGAGTTTTCTCTATCATCTCAAGCTTTACCTCAATTCTTACTACTCTGTTTTCCATCTTATAAACCCTCTACGCTTTTTAAAGCTCTATTTATCCATCCACGCAAGTAAGGTCTATATTGCTCTTTTGCTGCAAGATTGTTGTAGTATGCTATTTTTGCGATAGTGAAACTAAATGCAAATCTATCTTTATTGCATTCAAATAATGCATTTTTAGTTTTTGGTCCAATAATCCCATCATCAACCAAACCTAAAGCTCTTTGAGCTAACTTAATAGCAGTATTACCCATATTAACAGTTGCTTCAAAAAGTAAATAAGCAATTTGAGAATCAAGTTCATTAAATTGTTTATAAAACTTTTCATAATAGAAAGTCCTCACCAAAGAAGTTGGTGGAGTTTCTTTTTTATCAATATACTCCCACCCTTCCCATTTTGGATGTGCTTTTCTATAAATGCCTGCATAAGTAACATCACTCTCTGTTTGGTTTTTATGTAAAGTAAAACCACCTTCTAGCTCCATAACCTTTAAAAAAGATTTTTCAAAATCATTATTCACCACTTACTCCTTTTAAATCAGATGATGCAATTGCTTTAAACAATAGTTCATCAAGTTTTTTAAATTCTAAATTTCTATAATTAAATGTTAGTTTTTCATAAGCCTCTTCATAGCTCTTGCTTTCACTTAATGTTTTTTCTATTTCTTTTAATATCTCTTTTTCACTATTTAACAATTCCTCTTCAAAAGAATCATCTTCAAGCGCTAAATCAATATTGTCTCTTGGTGTTTTTGAATTAAGAGATAATCTATTGTTACCTTGTTTTTTAACAGGAGCTGGCAAATCAAACTCATAAGCTATTTGCTCCCCTGTTAACTCATACCCTAAAGTTTTTAATATCTCTAAAGTTTGCGCTCTTTGTAGCAAATCAGTATCTTTTTCTGTTTGAATATTTAAATTTATAGATATATCAATCTTTTGGAAAAGAAATTTTGTTACTCTTGTAGCAAACTTTATATCTCCTTTAACAATCTCAAGTCTATTCTCTTCATGCGATTTACTTTGTGCATAACTTCCACTTTTACTTGTATTGCTTCCTAGACTAGCACCGTTTAATACTTTTGCAATTTCTGCATCGCAGTATTTTACAAACTCCATAAAGTCCGATTGATTACCTCTACCCTCAAGTACTTTAAGTATGTCGTTTTCACCTAGAACGGCGTAACCACCACTTTTCAAATTTCGTATTGCTAAACTTATAGATGCTATGGTGTCTTTTTCTGATGAGTGAGCATTAGCAATAATAGGTGGCACTCCTAAAAATTCAGCAAATTTCAAATAGTGACTTAAAACAAAATGTTTAGCGTAAGCAATCCAAAGAGTTTTAAGTAATACAGGTTTTGTTTTAATAATATAAAAGTTTGGCTCTTTGGGAAATATTTTATTTTTTCCGCTTTTTAGATAAATCCTATTCTCTTCATCAAAATTGTAATACTCTCTTGGAACCATAGAAAAAGCAAAATCACCATTTTCATCTATGTACAACTCAACAAGACTTATTCCAAAGATTTTAGCGTGTACACTAGCTTTGATTATCTCTTCAACTGATTCATCATATTTTGGAAAATCAGTCGTAAAAAATTTGTTTTCAGTACTCATTGCTCTTTTTTCACATTCACTACCAATACTTGTATCTTTTTGTTCAAGTAGGTCAAAAAGTGGCATATAGTGAAATGGTGTTTTGTAAAGAATTGCGCTCTTAATTTTTCCTGGACTTATTTCACTATAATTTTCCATATCATTAGCTGCATAAGTTCCTTTGTGACTCAAAATTGTTTTTAGCTCTTTTGTCATTTCTTTCTTTTTCCTTTTTAAATTTTTATTTAATAGCGTTTAAATGAATTAAAAACCCGCTTAAAAGCGTTTAACTATTTTTTTTAATATTCTTATAGCCCTAACTGTTTAAAAGTTGCTGTAGGGCTTTATTTTTACTCTCTTGCTCTATTTGATGCTTGTGAGCTTCTTTATAATCGAAAGCTGGTTTCTTTGCTATTCGATATGCCATTTCTAACGAATCCAGTCCATCATCGTGTGGTGATTTTGGATAAGTGTCTAATTCATCAATAAAAATAAGTGATTTTTTATCGATTAAAATAGTGTGATTATTAACAAGTGGACTTATACTATCGATTCTCAATTCTTTATTTACTGTGTTTTTTATTGGAACAATAGGAAGATGCAATCCAATTGTTTTACATTTATCATCTAAAGTATCTTTAAAAAACTCCTGAAATTGAACAGTTTCAATGGCTATTTTTATAGGTACATTTTCCTTTAGTAATTCAATATATAAAGCTATAAGTTTGTCTATCATAAGAGTTGCTTTTATTTTATACATCTTAACAGTTGCATAGAATCTTTTCCCGTCATATCTTAAAATAGTAACTGCAAAATAATCCCCTTTTGATTTTCCTAATGCTGGGTCAATTCCAACTGTTATAGCTTGAACATTTGGTGTGTAGTCGAATGTTTCATAGTCGCTAAAAGTTGTACCATCTTTAGACAAAGGTTCATTTTGATATTCACTCATAAAAGAATCTTTATCCTCAAAGTACTCTTTTATAAGTTCTACTTTATCAAGAACGCTGTTATCTAAAATCATGTCTTCTAAATCTTCATTAGTTAATGTTTGAGCATCAAGTTCATCTAAATTAGATGGGAATTGTTTTACAAGCGGAAATCTAAAGCTTTCAAAATCTTTCCTATTTTGTATTCTTGATAATAAACTATCATGATGCAATTTTGTACCAACAATAATAAGGTTGTAATCAAGACTTTCTCTTGATGGTAGCTTCATAATTGCTTTTTTAAACCAGTTATATAACTTATCTCTTTGTAACTTGCTTTCTACATTTTCATCATTTTCAATATCATCACAAACAATTAAGTCGGGTCTATGTCCTAGCCAGTTACCCCCTCTTATTTTTGTTCCAGCTCCATAAACTATAATTCTAAATTTAAGTTCACCACTAAAAAATATGATTTCTTTTTCATTCCAGGTGTCACCTTTTTTGATTTCAAAATCTGAAATTAGCAGCTCATTATCTTCTAGCTCTGTTGTTATAAATTCTAAAGATTCCATAGATACATTTATTGTTGAACTAATAATAGTTGTATGTCTTTTTTCTCTTCTAATTGCTGTTTTCCAAAGAGTGTGAAGTCTTGAAATTATTGTAGTTTTTGCACCACCTCTATATGCTTCAAAACTTAGTTTTCTATGTTTCTTGGTTAAGTTATCTATATTGTTATAAACATATCTTCTAAAATCACTTGTTTCTTCTTTTGATATGTAGTGTGAAAAATAAGTTTGAACTGCAAAGTAAAAATCTTCTTTTGCTTTTTTCGCTCTATCCTCTTTTCCTTTATCACTTAATCTAGGTAAACTTTTTAAATAAGACTTTAATTCTTGAGGTGACTGAGGTATCATTTTCTTATCACCCTTTCAATGATTTTATCTGCATTGTTACTCAAGAACTCGACCATCATTTTATTATCATCTTCTAAAGCCATTTGAGAAAGCTCGTAAATAGTTTTACTTACTGCATCAATAATCGCACTCTTACAATCATTTTTTAAAGGTGCTTTTAGCTTGTAGTAACTATTTGCATATTCTTTTAATAGCTGTAATCTTTTTGTTGGGTCTTCAATATCATCTAGTTTTTTTAAAGCATCTTCAAAGCTTCTTATTAGTGTTGTTAAAAACTCCTTTTCATTTAACTTTACTCCACTTGGGTCTATTGCTTTTGAAAATGCTAAATCATCCCAGTCTATACCATTGTCTAAATCTTTCTTTTTATGATTGTAAAAAGTAGCTCTACTTATGCCAACTATATTACAAATATCTCCTATTGATTTTCCCTCAATATAGTACTTTTTTATTGTCTGTGTTTTTTTATCTGCTCTCATGGCAAAACTTTAATATATAAAAAGTCTAATTTTGTCCAAATATATAAGTATGGAAAAATGGGCTTTTAATTAATGGAATAATGCTTTTTTAAATTTCAAGGAGGTCAAATTGAATCATGGATTACGGTTAAGAAAACAAATAGAACTAAATTTAAAAGAAGGTGAAAAAATAAAAGTATCACCTGTAGGTGAAGTTATTGGATTAGATGGAAGAGCTTTTAAGATAGATGGTGAATCTTTACTTAAAAATATATTGATAGCTGATTTACATATTCCACTAGATATTAATCATGGCTTTGATGAAGCTGTAGGATGGTTTGAAAAAACTAGCTTTGAAGTAAAAGAAGATGGGTTATATGCTTCTTTGGAATTGAACAATAAAGGTCAAGAGCTTATAGATACTAGAGCTTATAGATATTTGTCACCTGCTTACATAATGGGAGAAAATGGTTTTGTAGTTGGTCTTGATAGTGTCGGATTAGTTAATAGACCAAACCTATTAAACAAAGAGTTAAATGAAAAAACAAAAAAGGAAAAGAAATTGGAAGAGCTAGAAGAGTTAAGAAATGATATTAAAGCTTTAAGAAATGAAATTAAAGATTTAAAACCTAAAGATGAAACAAAAAATAATGAAACAAAAAAAGAAGAAAATTCATCAAATGATATAGAAGTTATTACAACTGCTTTAAAAGAGATGAATAAAAAAATTACTTTACTTGCAGGTAAAACAAACCTGGAAGAAAATGATAAAAAAGTTACTTTGAGTGAAAATGACAAAAAAGTTGCAGACTTACTTGGTCTTTCACATGAAGAATATTTAAAAAATAAGGAGTCTTAATGGCACATTTTGAAGAAACGAGTATAGGTTTTAAAACTATATTTCAAAAGACATTCAATGACACAAACAGTGAAGCAAAGAGATTAGCAACAGAAGTTAAATCAAATGATTTAAGTGAGAAATATACTTGGTTGGGTAATTTCCCAAATATGAAAGAATGGATTGGTGAAAGAGATGTTAAAGCTCTTACTGATTTTGGATATGCACTTGAAAATAAACTTTTTGAAGCATCTGTTACAGTTCCAAATATTCATATTGAGTATGACAAAGTTGGACTTTATAAACCAGCTATTGAGCAAATGGCTATTAATGCTAAATTGTTTGGAAGTGAATTAGTTGGTGATGTGTTAGTTGCAGGAACTACAGGGCTTTGTTATGATGGAAAACCATTTTTTGCAAACAACCATATTATTGGAACTGATACTTATGCAAATATGAGCATAGGTGTTCTTAATAGTGAGAATATCATTGCAGGTCGTACATTTATGCAAGGTATTAAAAATTCAAGCGGTAAAACTTTAAGAGTAAATCCTAATTTGATAGTTTGCGGACCTTCAAATTTATCTAATGTTATTACAGCTTTACAAAAAGAGTACAAAGCAGGTGGTGAAACAAATGTTACATACAAGATGATGGATTATTTAATCTTACCAGAAATAACTGGTGATGAATGGTTTATGCTTGATGTTGCAAAACCGCTAAGACCTTTTATTTTACAAGTTGCAAAAGATGGATTATTTGAAGCTTCAAATGATGATAAATTTATGAAAGACCATGCATTGTTTGGTGTTAAAAGCTTTATGAACGCTGGTTATGGATTATGGCAATTAGCCTACAGATTTAGCGGAACAGCTGCTTAAAGGTTAAAAACATGAATGAATTGGAAATAAAACTATTAGAAAAAGCGCAGCGTGTACTTTTTAATCCGCAAGAAGTTACAGAAGATGTTGTGATTTTAAGTCTCGCTGAGGCAAATGATTTAATAGATAATAAACCAATTTCTCAAACACTATTACTTGATTTAGCTCTTCTTAGAATTAAAGAAAATTTGAAGATAGAGCTAACAGAGTATGAGCAAAAAAACATTTCAAGCATATTGAACAGAGCATCTAAGATTAGTGTGAGTGAGTCAAATGAAGTTAACAACTATAGCGTTGGCTATGGAAAAAGGGAATCTATATGGGATATTTAGAAGCGTTTAAAGCCATAGAAAGTACTTTTACTGAAGCAATAGTAATAAGTGATGGTGGAAAGATTAATCAAAACGGTACTTTTATTTTTTACAATGGAAGTAAACCTGAAAACAAAGTTATTGATGTGTTGAGTTTCACTGTAGCTATTGCTGCAAACACTTACACTCAAGAAAATGGTGTTATGAAAAAAGTTGATGAAATGCGTGAGCTAGGTTTAAACTCTGTATTTGATATAGATTTTAAAGGAAGTAAAGGGGTGAGCTTTGAAAATAGCTCGTTATATATAGTTGCTTTAGAGTTTACTATAAAAATAAATTTAAAGGATAATCATGAGATATAAATCTCTAAGAATAGCAATTATTGCTGGTATGGTTGTGAAAATTGGTCAAGAGATTGAATTAAATGAAAAGGTTGCAAAGCCATATATTAAAGCTGGTTTTATTGAGGAAATCAATGAAGATACACCAGGTGAGCAAACAGAGCCTGAAGTAAAACAAGAAGATACACCAGGTGAGCAAACAGAGCCTGAAGTAAAACAAGAAGATACACCAGGTGAGCAAACAGAGCCTGAAGTAAAACAAGAAGAAAAGAAAAAAGGTAAATAATGCAATCTTGGGAAAATATCGCAAAAGTTGGAACTATTGTAGAAATTCACAGTGAACATAAAGCACTAGCGAAAATAAAAGTAAGTTCAAGAATAAGCGATTTTTTACCAATAATCATGTTTGCTAACTCTTTTAAGCGAAAATGGGAGCCTATAAGAGTTGGTGAGCAGGTTACAATCATTTCACCTTTTGGGGACCCTAGCTATGGTTTAGTTATAAGGGGTGTTTTTAACTCTGATTGCAAAGAACCACAGGGTGCATCTGATACATGTGAAGTTGTAGAGTATGAAGATGGTACTAGATTTTCTTATGATACATCTTCAAAGCTTTTACTTATTGATGCAGTTGGAGACATAACTATTAAAGCAGGTGGTAATCTAAAATTTGATGTCGCAGGTTCTATTGATATTGCAAGTGGAGACACTACAACTATTAAAGTACCTAAGTTGAGCATTTTAAAGAATTGAGGTTTTTATGAAAGGGATTTGTAGAGACAACGATACAGCAGGTGGAGATTTAATTCCTACTCAAGATTTTGTTTTTGTTGATGGTAATTTGGTTATTGTTGATAATGACCCTGTACAAGGTCATGGAGTAGGAGAACATGCTGGTCCTACTATGATAGCTAGTACTGCAAATGTTTTTATAAATAATATTAGAGTTTGTAAAGCTGGTGATTTAGCAACTTGCGGTCACCCTGCAACTGGCTCTTCAACTGTTTTGATAGGTGATTAATGTATTTAACAGATATTGAAAAATCTATTACTAGGATTTTAGAAACGCCTTTAGGCTCTAGGGTAATGGAGCCTACTTTCGGTAGTGAACTATATTTGTTGATTGATAGAAAGATTGATGATATGTGGAATTTGCTTTTTATTAAATATGTTTTTGAAGCAATAAGTACATGGGAGAAAAGAGTAAAAATACAGACTGTTAATCCTGTATTAGCTGGTGAAAAAGTTAAATACACTATTGAATATTTAGTCGTTGATACAAATGAAATCGTGAAGTTGGAAAGATTATGGAAATAGAAAAGTTAATAGAAGAGTTTGACTATCAAACTATAAAAAAAGAAATTCAAACAGATATTAAAAATGAGTTTAACAATGATTTAACTTTTATTGAAAGCGATAGTTTCTCTTTGATTGTTGAAGCTTTTGTTTATAGAGAAATGAAATTAAGAGCTAGAATTAATCAAGCTATTAGAGATGCATTTGCAATAATAAACACCGACGACACGAACAACACCGCAGGAAGTGATTCAGCATATAAAAGAGCAATAAGAGAAGTTAGTACAAATATTGATGATATTAAAATCTATAGTTCAATACCTGGTGTGGTTGAAATTATTTATCATAGTGATGAAGATTTAACTACTGCTATTTTAAACCATTTATACAAAGATGAAGTAAAGCCATTAACTGATGTTGTAAATGTTAGCAAGGCAGAAATATTAAAACTAGATATATCTATAAATGTAACTGTTTATCCAGGAACTGATTTGGTAGCAATTGAAACTAATATAAAAAAAGCTTACGATTCTTTGATTTTTAAAATATCTGAAAATCTAACTAATTCAAAAGTTATTAGCTTGGCGCATATTGATGGAGTTCATAGAGTGAGTAGTGATTTTGTTGATACGAATATTTTACCAATGCAAGTTATCGAAATTGAGAATATAAACATTTCTTTTGAGGAATTAGTATGAGTTTACTACCTTTAAATGAGTCAAAAGAATTACATAAATTAGATGAGTACTTTGGTAAAAGAATAGATTATCTTAATCAATTAAATTTAATAGTGCATCCACTTTATGTTGAGAAAAAATACTTAAAACTTCTTAGCATAATTTTAGATATTGATATTGTAGGTTTAACAGAAAGTGAAGCAAGAGAATTATTGTCTCTATTCATTGAGTTACAAAAGTATGCAGGTACTGTTTATGTATTAAAAAAAGTGATGAGTATTTTTTTTAATGATGTTGTTCTTGATGACCAAATTGGTAACTATGAATTTGATTTTAATGTTGAACTAAAGAATGATGTTAGTGCTGAAAAACTAAATAAGATAAAAACTCTTGCAAATAAATATAAAAATGTAAGAAGTAAATTAAGAAATATAATCATAAATCTTCCATTGTTGCAAACTGAAATAAAGTTAAATAGCGCGTGTGTATTTGGTTTGGATATAGATAGTAAATCTTTAATCCAACAAGAATTTAACGCAGAGATACATTTAAAAAGTGGTTGTAGCTTTAGACTTAATTTTAACACATCAGCAAATTTAGAAGATTTAAAAAGTGGATTTTATAAACAAGGAGGATTATTATGGCGGCTATAACAGCACAGCCTACAACTGAGGGTATAAATATACTTAACAGTGATTTAAGAGTTGGTGTAAAGAAATTTGCACTAATAGGAGCAACAAGCTTTACAAATACAACCATTGATAATTTAGTATCAAATTCAAACGCTACTTATTCTAGTTTGCAACCTTATATTTTTGCAGAGCTTGATATAGAAAGTGCGGTTTATGATGAAAATGGTGTTCTTACTTTTCACTTGGCTTTACCTTACGATATTGACTATGGAAAGTATATATTTGGAATAGCTCTTATTTATGATAGTGGAACAAAAAAGGTAGTTAGTATAGCAAAAACTCCAAAGGTTGCAAAAATTGCAGGAGTTGGTGGTAGTTTTACTTTTAAAGTAGCAGTACTTGGAAGTGCAGGTGAAGTTGTGTTTAAAGTGCATGATTTCGTTACGACAAGTGAGCTTGAATATAGTATAGATTTTCAAAATCTTAGCATTATGGCTAATGCAAGAGCTATAACAGAGCTTACAAATATATTAATAGAAAGAGGGGTTATAACAAATGGCTAGTCAATATGGAGTAAACACAGTTACAAGTGTTAATGCTGCAAGACCTATAAGAATAAATTCAAGTACACCAATAGGTTTGGTTGGAACGGTTCTTTTACCAGCTAATACGGTGGGTATGAGTGAAGAGCATGTTGTGATTTATGAAAAAATCAAAGCAGGAACTCCATTGTTTTTTGGAAGTGCTGATAAAGCAAATGAATTTTTTGGAGAGCTTGAGGGAACATTAAGAGAATCATTAGATGGGGTTGCAGACCAAAATGTAACAGGTCCTTTAATTGTTATTGCTGTTGAATTAGAAACAACTCATAGTGGTAAAGTACCTGAGGATTTTTATGATGATTTAACTTTGAAATCAAAGATTATAACAGCAGTAGGAAGATTAAAAGGTGTGGCTGGAACTGTTGGATATAAACCAAATTTAATAGTGGCTCTTAGATTTTCTCACGATTTAGATGTTGCAACTGAAATGACAAGTGTTGCACAAAGACTTTTAGGAATGGCTTTGGTTGATTTGAATGCAGATGATGAAAGTGCAGCAGTTTTAGCAGTAGGAAGCTTTGGTACAAATAGAGTTTTATTATGTGACCCTTATGTGAAAGTTTGGGATACCTTTACAGATTCGGAAGTCTTTCAACCTTTAAGTGCA